CTGTTAAAAAACCGCACCCGAAATTGGAGTTTTCGAAGCGCGACGAAAGGCATGGCGGCAATATAGCGTGACGAAAGCCCCAACATGGCTTCATGGTCGATCCCAGCGTGTCGAAGTGCGCGAACTGCTCTGCGCCAATCTCTTCACCGCTGACTGGACGTCCTCGTATCTACTGCTCACAGGCTTGTCGGCAAGCAGCTCTCCGTCGTCGACGTGGAAGCACCCCTCGAGGCAAGCGAGCACCCCTGACTACTGAGATCAAGCCAGCCGTCATCGTCTCGGCTATGCCGGCACCCAACGCGGAAGACCGACACAAGGAGTTCGTCCTCACCTTGGCTCGTCTCGTCGGTGCTGAGCATCTTGGATCAGACAACATGTCGGTGGCTCAAGCCATCTCCGACCTCAAGTCCATCGCACACCGCTTCGAGCGTCTCGGTATCGAGACTCGTCCTGAGTGGGCTTGGCGTTGCTCGAGCCTTGCTCACGGCATCATCGACGCACTCCAAGAGAGCTTCGGTGACATCTGATGGCTAAAGGCAGACCAGCAGACCCAACACGCGCAAAGCGTCAGACAGGCAACCGTCCGAAGCCAGGAGAAGCGAAGAAGGCCGTCGAGGTCGTCAAGTTGCCAGGCAACGAGATCGTACTTCCCAAGGCTCCAGTCGGCATCCCTGAAGTTGCGGCACCCATCTGGGACGTCGCCATCGCAGAGCTCTACCCAAGAGGACTCAGAGACGCAGACCTCGAGGCAGTCCGAATGCTCGTCATGGCTGCCTACCGACACAAGCAGGCTTCCGACTTCATCAATCAGTACGGACTGATGATCGAAGGCAAAGACGGAGTGCCTATCCCCAACCCCATGCTCAAGATCGAGAAGGACACAGCCGCGACCTACCTCCGTCTGGCTGAAGCCTTCGGACTCTCCCTCTCTGCACGCCTTCGTCTAGGTCTCATGCAGCTCGCAGGAGAGTCGATCCTGACGTCGCTGAACAAAGACCTGGACGGACTCATCTGATGGCAGCAAAGAGCAAGAAGCCACATCTCGACGAAGCTCGCGGTATCCGAGTCGAGGCGTTCTTCAGCAAGTACCTCAAGCACATGAAGGGTCGATGGGCTGGTCAACCGTTCCATCTCGAACCATGGCAGCGCGAGCACATCATCCATCCACTCTTCGGCACGCTTCGTCCTGACGGTCGTCGTCAGTACACCGAAGCACTCATCGAGCTTCCTCGTAAGTCAGGCAAGTCTGAGATCGGTGCAGGCATTGCTCTCTACGGACTCGTCGCAGACGGTGAGTACGGAGCCGAAATCTACTCAGTGGCTGGTTCGAAGGCACAGGCATCCATCGTGTTCAAGACAGCGGCTGACATGGTCAACGCATCTCCGCTCTTGCGTGGCGCTTGCAAGGTCTACCGCAACGTCATCGAGGTTCCTGAGACTGGCTCGATCTACCGAGTACTGGCATCTGATGCGAACCTCGCACACGGCTACAACCCTCACATGGCGATCATCGATGAGCTCCACGTTCACCCAAACTCAGAGCTGTACGAAGCGATGCGAACAGGTACTGCAGCTCGACTGCAACCGCTCACTCTTTCCATCACGACTGCCGGCGCAGAGCGCAAGGGCATCGCATGGGACACACACCAGCGCGCACTCTCTGGCACTGATCCGAACCTCTTCCACTACTTCCAGTCAGCACCAGAAGACGCAGCCATCGATGACCGCAAGGCATGGAAAGCTGCGAACCCTGCTTCATGGGTCACAGAAGAGTTCCTTGAGTCTCAGATGCGCTCACTCCCTGAACCAGTCTTCCGTCGTCTCCACCTGAACCAGTGGTGGGAGCAAGGAGCGAACTCAAACTGGGTTCCTCGAGAGAACTGGGAAGCAGGCAACGAACAACCAGTCTTCGACCTCGAGCTTCCATGCGTCATCGGTGTCGACGCAGCTTCACGACGCGACACCACAGCGGTCTGCCTACTCCAGCGCGACAAGGAAGGTGTCCATCACGCCAAGTTCTGGGTCTTCGAGTCTGATCGTCAGATGGGCTACCTCGACTACTCCGTCGTAGAAGACCTCATCCGTGATCTCTGCTCCACCTACTGGGTCGCTCGTCTTGCATTCGACCCATTCCAGATGGTTCGTACTCAACAGATTCTCGCGAGCGAAGGACTACCAGCTGAGACGTTCCCACAGAACGACGCTCGCATGGTTCCTGCATCTCAGAACCTCTACGACTTGGTCATGGGAGGACGTCTTCGTCATGGAGGCGTTCCAGAGATCACAGAGCAAGTGATGGCAGCAGGTATCCGAGAGACAGCACGCGGTTGGCGACTCGAGAAGAAGAAGTCATCAGCACCTATCGATGCAGTGATAGCACTCGCTATCGCATCACAGCTTGCAGAGTTCGAAGCAGACCTCGGCGCTCCAACAATCCTTGTCGTGTAACGGCGTGTCGTCGTGAAAGTTGGTGACAACTTCGACACCATAGTTCTCGCACCACTAAACAGAACGGAGCTCTCCCAATGTCTCTCGACTTAAACTCAGCACTCGACACACTCACTCCCAACGTCAACTCGAAGTCTGGCCCTGGTTGCGGTATCCAACGCATCCTCGACCAACTCCCACCAGAGACAGCTACCAAGCTGCTCGCAAAGATTGATGATCCGTCAATTCAGGCATCTGCCATCGCTGCACTTCTGCGCGACTCTGGCTACCACGCACATGACACATCGCTTCGTCGCCATCGTCGTCGCAGCTCTAATAGCGGATGCACCTGTCCTCGATGAATCTCGACGACGCGCTAGACGCACTCATAGCTCCTGTAGAGAGCGGACAACCTTCGTCACCAGCACCACGTGAACGCGTTGCTGACTGGCGTCCTGGAGTGATTTGGGATGGCGCAGAAGGCACAGTCACGACTCCTGCCATGCCAGGAGAAGCATCTCCAGACTGGGACTCCGTCCTTCGCATCTGGGGTCTCGAGCCAGAGAAGTTCTCTGTCGTCGAGCCAGTCCTCTTCAACGTCTGGGGAAACCCTGACGGAACGCTCAACCGTCAGTGGAAGGGCAAGGTCGTCCAGCGCGTAGAGGCGAAGGCCGGCATCGACTTCGACGAACTCATCGATGAGATCAAGAAGCACAAGCCACGCAAGAAGGAAGCACCTACTGGACAGAGCGCCTTCGTGGTCGCACTCGCTGACTGGCAAGTCGGTCGTGGCGATCCAGGAGACGGACTCAGAGAGGTCGTGCAACGTGTACTCAACGCAATCGACTCGGTCGAGCTCCGCATCAAAGAACTTCGCAAGTCAGGTCGCACGCTTGGTCAGCTCGTTGTCGTCGGTCTTGGCGACATCGTTGAAGGCTGTGGCGATGACTACTACGCGATGGGAACATTCACTTCAGAGGCAGACCGTCGCGACCAAGTCAAGATCGCACGACGCCTCATCCGCGACGCTATCGCTCGCTGGTCGCAACACTTCGACGACGTACTCGTCGCAGCCGTCGGTGGCAATCACGGTGAGAATCGACGCAACGGCAAAGCCTTCACAACTTTCAACGACAACGACGACGTCGCAGTCTTCGAGCAGGTAGCGGAAATCTTCGCAGCCAACCCAGAGACCTACGGACACGTCAAGTTCGTCATCCCAACTCACAAGCTCGCACTGAGCATCGAGGTTGCAGGCAAGATTGTCGGCATCACGCATGGACACCTTGCACGCAACTCAGGCACCGTCGAGAACAAGATACGCACATGGCTTGCCAACCAAGCTCTCGGACGTCAGTTCGAGTGCGACATCCTTCTCACAGGCCACTACCACCATCTCCGCGCCGTCGACTGGGGTTCCGTCCTCTGGTTGCAGACACCAGCGCTGTGTGACTCCTTGTGGTTCACACAATCATCAGGTCAGTGGTCTCAGATGGGAACGCTGACACTCACCATCGATCCAGAACTAGGCGTCCGCGACATCGCGGTCGTGTAACGAGAGGAACTCCCCTTGCGCACCATCTATCTGAGCGGTCCTATGACCGGCTACCCCGACTACAACTACCCAGCCTTCGACTTCGCTGCTGCAAAGCTACGAGCGCTTGGCTACAACGTCCTGAACCCTGCAGAAGACTTCGCTGGAGATACAGAGCTCGAGTATGAGGAATACATCCGCAAGGACATCAAGCATGTCCTCACTGCTGATCTCCTGGTGCTACTCGATGGATGGGAAGGATCTGCCGGCTCTCACCTTGAAGTGGCAGTAGCGGTCGGCATCGGTATGCCTGTGGCTCTCATCGATGATGTCCTCAGCGACGACCCAGATGATCTCAACTTCATCTTCAACCCCTACGAAGGACGCAAGGCACTCGCAGTCCTCTTCGGACTCGAGGAAGATGAGACACCGAAGTCATCAATCCTTGAAGAAGCTGAGTCGCTCGTTCACGGAGATCGTGGCGAAGCGTACGGACACCCACTCGATGACTTCAGCAAGACAGCCCTGATCTGGCAGGCCATCTTCGGAATCCCTGTCCAGCCTGAGCAAGTAGCTCTCGCGATGGTCGGCGTGAAGATCAGCCGAGAAGTGAACAGACCGAAGCGCGACAACCGCGTCGACGGTGCCGGCTACTTCGAGACTCTTGACATGGTCGTCAGCGAGCGCGTACTTCGCCAACAAGTGACTAAGGAGGCACCATGAGCGTGTTGCGATGGATAGAACGTCAGCGCAAGCGAAATGTCGTCGTTCACATGAGCGATGGTGTAAGCATGAGAGGCGTTCTCTTTGCCGTATACAAGGACTGCTTCGTAATGACGCACGTTGCATACCTCTCATCTAACGGTGAAGAGACGCGAGTCGATGGCGAAGTGATCCTCCCAAGAAGCAACCTGTCATGGTTTCAGGTCATAGGAAGTTCGGAGGCGTAATGAGCGTCGTGTACTCAGGAGGACGACCACAGGTCGTTCGCGGAGCGAAGGCTTGGCCTCTTCCAACAGGTCATCAGACATACTCTGGCCCATCTGCTGGACTCGTCGAACTTCTCCGTGGCGATGGAGCTACTGCTTCATTCGACTTCATGTACAAGTCGCAACCGATGGTCTATGCGGTTATCAACAAGCTCGTCTACGGCATCAGCCGACTTCCACTTCAGCTGTACGTACACACTCCTGAAGGCGACTCACGCGAGCGCGTCACGAACCACGAACTCAACCGACTTCTGCGCCGTCCATTCACACGCGGATCATCTTTCGACCTCAAGGCTCACATCTCTCTCGATCTTCATAAGCATGGCAACGCTCTGCTCTTGAAGACTCGCGAACAAGGTGCTGGCTCGCTTCCTACTGAGCTCTGGCCTGTGCCATGGAGCAAGGTGCAAGTGATTTCAGATGAGCGTGGCCCAATCGGATACCACATCAGCATCGGCGTTGAGCAGTACTACGTCGGCCCTGAAGAAGTCATCCACATCAATCTTCCTGGTGGTGTTTCACCGCTAGCGCCTCTTCGTCGCACTCTTGCTCTCGAGGACGCAGCGATGACATGGCAAGGTGAATCACTCCGCAACGGAGTCACTCCACGCGGTGCATTCGTCACAGACCAGCGCATCGATCAGAACGCCCTACCCGCACTTCGTGTGGAGCTCGAGAAGCTCTACGGAGGCGCAGACAACGCAGGACGATTCGGCATCTTTGACAAGGGCTTCAAGTGGGAAGCGATGGGTCACTCAGCAGTCGATGCTGAACTCATCGGACAGCGCAAGCTCTCACGTGAAGAGGTCTGCTCCGCTCTCGACGTTCCGCCACCACTGGTCGGCATCCTAGACAACGCAGGACTCAACAACGTCATCGAACTTCGCAAGGCACTCTTCGACTCAATCGCGTCAAAGCTCGTTCTCATCGAGGAAGCGATTCAGTCGCAGCTTATCGACCCAGAACCATCATGGGACGGACTCTTCATCGAGTTCAACACATCAGAGCTTCTTCGTCCTGATCCAGAGACTCGCGCTCGCACCTACCTCATGGAGCAGCAGTCTTCAACCACGACAATCAACGAACGCCGCATGAACGCTGGCTACCCACGCATCGAC